GTCTTTCTGCGTTAGCGGATTCTTCGCCATTGTCTACCCCTGAAATGAAAAAACCGCCTCGATGGGCGGTTTGTGAATTTTGGGCGAACCTCGCCCGACGTTTGTATTATATCTGAATCAACTAACCGATCATAGCGATACGTCAGCTATCGCAACGCATCACCGACTGGAAAGCGTCTCGTCCGCCCAGCCGCCCAGCAGCGCGTCGCCGATCTTGATCCAGCGCGGCGTGTTGTCGATCACTGCACCACGCCCGTCAGAATCTCATCCTTCCTACCCGCTGCGATAAGCCCCTGCGCCTCAAGGTAGCTCAGTGCGTCCTGCGTCGATTGCAGGCCGAGATCGACATGCGTCAAACGCGTGTCTTCCACGATGCTGAAAAAATCCTGCACGATGGGATCGGTCGAAGCCTTGATTGCCACGCGCTCTGGTGCGGTGAAGAGCAACTTGAATTCGACCGGGCTGACCTTCGGCGGGACAGGCGCGGGAGGCTCAACCGGAACCGGGTCAGGGATCACTGGTTTGGTCAGCGTCACACCATCCCACCCGTCGCCGTTGGCTGCGTCGTCAGGCACATCGGTGTCGTAGAACTTGGCGATGTCCGGGTGATACAGCTCGGCGGGGTTGCCGGGTGCAATGTCACGAATGCGCTCATTTTCGATCCATGCTTTTTTCATAGTTAGTACCCCTCAGTCCAGAATAGAATTACTGCACCATTGCCACCATTGCCACCCGTCGCTGTGTTTGCAGAGTTGCCATAGGTAACGGCTCCGCCACCGCCGCCTCCAAGACTTCCGTTGCCACCGTAGGAGTCACCAGCTTGCGCGGCATTGCGAGTTGCGGCAGCTCCGCCACCTGCCAAGACACCGCCATTGCCGCCGATGGCTGAAGTGCCGCTACCCATATAAGCACCACCACCACCGCCGAAGATACCGCCATTACCTGCTGTTGCAGGGCCGGTCGTGCCGGTTCCTGCGCCACCACCACCACCACCGATACCACCGTCACCAGCTTTGGCCGCCGCGCCGGAGTTATAACCGCTGCCGCCGCCAGAACCAAGCGCCAGGAAGTTCAACAGCCGAGCAAATAATGTAGCGTTGCTTGTATCACTACCGTTTGCACCAGGGTTACCCGTTGAGGTCGTCTGCCCGAGACCGCCAACTGCTCCGACACCATTTCCGCCGTTTGACCAGGTACTAGAAGGACTGCTGACGCCATCAGAAGCAGTGCCACCACCACCCGTTGTCTTGCTGTTAGACAGGCCGTTAAGTGAACCACCTGCAAAGAAGGCGCCGCCTCCACCAGTTGCGTTGTACACCGATTGTGCGGATCCGCCACTGTAGGCGTAGTCGCCTCCATTTCCTTTCAAACCGCCTCCGCCCGTAGCGGTGGCATATCCCCTCAAGGTAGTGTTAGTAGTGACGTTGCCGCCGCGTCCACCAAGGACACCACCGCCACCCGTCGCCGCCGAAGTATCTTGGGCACCCGTGTTGGTGATAGACCCAGAAGCGCCCCCGCTGTAGCTGATACCACGACCGGAAAATGAGGCCGTACCTCCAGATGCCGCCGCCAAGTCCGCGCCAGCTCCTGCGTTGCTCGTAGTTCCAGCAGCTCCACCTGTGCATGTCACGTATGACCCAACGCTGGAAGTTCCTCCGGCCGAGCCATTGGAAACTCCAGCCAGTGCTGATACAACACCACCAACACCACCAGCGCCAACAGTAATTGTAGGTAGGGTCTGACCTGGGACGACGTCAAGCATCACAAGAGCATAAGCCCCGGCGCCACCGCCGGTAGCCAACGAAGTTTCATAAGCCGACGATGTTGCTGCACCGCCGCCACCGCCACCGCCGATAACGAGCGCGGCAATCTGATAGACGTTCTGCGGAACAACTTCGCCAGTATATGCCCCTGGTGCCATGAAAGCTTTGTTGTTCATGAATGCCGGAGGCGCAACCCGAGTCGGTGCATTCGGCGGCAGTGGATAGCCGTAAGTTCCTTTATTCATTAGAAGTCACCTCCGAGATATTTAATTGCAGATTCAAGTCTCATTTTGTTGTCCTCAAAATATCCAAGTCCGCTGTTGCACTTCATGCACAACAACCCTCTAATGCGCCCCGTTGCATGGCAATGATCGACAAACAGGGAAAACAATTCACTGTTCCCGACGCCACCATCGCCGCCGCATATCGCACACTTCCCGCCCTGTTGTTCGAGCATCTTCTGGTAGTCAGAAAATTCGATTCCATACTTTGCTTTTAGCTTGCTGTTGTATGCGATCTCTCTGCGGCGAATCGGATTCTTCTCAGCCCACTTCCTAGCTGCGTGCTTAACGGCTTCTGGATTGCGCCTGTAAGACTCACGCGCCATTTCGAGAGCGCAAGCCTTGCACTTCGGCTGTAACCCGTCTTTTGTCTTTGTGTGCTTGTGAAACTCATCATGTGATTTGTCGAGTCCGCACCGAGGGCAATGCTTAACATTCAAGGCTAAAAGTCCCCACCAAACGCCAGCAAATTGAAGGTCTCCGCGTTGTTGGTCGCGGCACAGAGGCTGTAGCCGGTCGGCAGCACCAAGGGCAACACTTGGGTCATCGTGTTGGTATTGAGTTGGGTTTCCCATGACGGCAGAGTGCCAGATGGCGTGATGGCAATGACTGGTACTTCGGTCAACAAGCGTGCGTTGGCGCCATCGTGGATAAACAGACGAATCATACCGGCCGTGGTTGTACCGACGGCTTTGAGGTCGATTGCGTCGATACGGGAACCACTTGCGCCGGCTGAAAAGACCGTCACAATGGTACCAGTGCCATCGAGGTTTGTATTTGCAACACTGACTTGCCCGACACCGCATTTGGGTGTAGACGCGTATTGTGCAGAAGTGCTCATGAGGTTCTCCTTAGATTACGCTGAGTGCGGTGAGTGGGAACTGAGGGACGTCAGACCAGTAAGCGTTGACCCCGTCAGTTGTGACGAACTTACCAGCATTTCCCGCCTGCCCAGGAAGTGCCGCGTTAAATGATGTTGCGACCACGAAAGCGCAAGTTGCCAATTGATTTGTAGATGTTCCTACGACGGCGGTAGGCGCGGTGGGAGTCCCGGTAAGAGCAGGCGACGCGAGATCGGCCTTGCTGGATTGCAGCGCCGTGTCTGCTGCCGCACGGGTCGCGGCTTCCGCGTTGATGTTGGATTGCAGCGTGTTGTCGTTGGTCGAACGGGTCGCGGCTTCCGCTGCCGTGCTGGCATCCACGTAGGCCGTGCTCGCCGCGTTGGTCGAGTTGTCGCCCTGCGTCTTGGTTGGCACCTTCGGCGTCGCGCCAGTAAAGTCATGCGTCCCACTGTAGGTATCGCCTGCGGCATCCGCTTTTGTCGCAATCGCGGTAGCGACCGCTTGAAACTCGCTGCGAATCGTTGCCGATACCCCGCGCGTCTGGTTGGCGGGTGCCCCTGTTGGTGTGTAATTGCTCATCGTGCCAGTCTCCGAATGGTGAATTGAAACGTCGCCCCTTGAATCGTGTGCGGCGAATCAACGGCGCTGTCGCTATAGATCAACAGCGAGATATTCTTTTCAGTCCCGCCGAGCGGCACATCGAACGAAGTCACAATCGGCGCATCCCATGTAAATTCGTTCCAGGTGAATTGATCCCAATAGCCACCTGCGCCAACGGCTGATTGACTTGTTGTGCTACTTTGCGCGTATGTTGAACTTCCACTGGCGATGTCGTATGACGTGCTCAATGACGCGTATTCATCAATCACAATATCCAGCACTGCCTTTCTGAACGTCTTCAGATAGCGCGGGGTCTTCAGGTGGTTGTACGGCAGTCTTAGCCAGCTCTCGATTGCGCTGCCGTCGAATGAAGTGCCTACCCCGTCCTGATAGACATAGCCATCATCCGAGCCGAAATAGCAGACCTCGCGCCCGGACGAATTCATTCCCGTCGCCACGCAACGAACCGGGATGCCGTAATCCAGCTTCATGAACCCGGTTGAAATCGGGCCGTATTTCCCTTGCCCAATGCCCATGCACAGCGCAACCCCATCCGAGAAGAACAGCCGGTACTGGTTCTTTTCCTTCAGTACGCAACTCGTCGTCACCGTTCCTTGAATGTCGTTGATGAGCGGCTGAATCAATCCAGACACGGCATTGAATTGGAAATCACCGAATGCCTGAGATTGGCTAACCTGTTGCACCCCGCGATCCGATAGGCAATAGGCCGCGCCCAGCCATTGCGCCGTGCCAGACTTCGCGCCAGTCGTCGGGGAGGCCGTTGCCAGCTTGAAGTCTACTGACGAAGATCCGTACAGGGTGCGCGTGCTCTCGCTGCTGAATACCGACATGGCGCTTGTCGTCGCGTCGCCAGGGAACGGCAACAACGCCGTGATCGTGTCGCCCATTGCGATTTCTGAAGCCCCGAGAATAGGCGACCACGCATAGGGATCGCCGATGCCGGACATTTGCAGCGAGCCACGGAACGACAGGAACAGGTAATTGCGATGCGCCGCGATATGCGAAGGCGTATCAGTGGTCATCCCGGTGCGGATTGGAACGAGATACGTCCCGTCAAACTCGAACGCCAGTCCAGAACCATTCACGCCATAGACGCGCTGCGTGTCGGTCGAGCCGGTGAAGTTGTATTGCACGAACTCGTAATTCCCGCCAGCCGGCAGCGTCACGGCGGTTTGCGCACCGGAAAGCGTTAGCGTCGTCGCACCTATCGTCGCAGCACCAGCGGCGAAGTTTCCTCCCGATGGTGCGGAAATGAGCAGCCTTCCAGCAGCCGCTCCCGTCCATGCGCCGGATTGCTTCGCGGCTCTGCGGAATGTTGCTGTCACGCCGCCTTGCGTGAGCGTTCCGCCTTCCGTTGGTGTTGCGCCACCACCGCCGGTAAATTGCACCTCGTACAGCAAAGGGACATTCGACCAGCCAGACCCGGTATGCTTGTAGATGTCACACGCCGTGCCGCCTGCATTGTTGCGGAAGGCGTAGAGCACGGACTTGTAATACACCAGCCCGCGAATCTGCCCGGAGCCTGGAACCGCTTGAATATCGGTCCTCAAGTCGTCCGCCGCCAGCGCCTTGTAAGCCATGTGCGTAGCAACCGACGAAGCGCCCTCGACGATGGCAGCCGATGTCGATTCGGCTTGCTTGACGGCGGATACCATCAAGTCCTCGCCTGAAACAAACGTTCCCGTCACGCGGCCGATAATCAGCTCTCCAGCATTGATCTGGAGAATCTTTCCCGTCGCGGCCGAGGTATTGCCGGTGATGGTGTTGCCCACTGCCAGCGTGCCGGTCAATGTGATGTCAATCACAGAATAGGTGGCCGTTGACGGCGAAGTCCTGCCGTCGAAGCGCTCGAATCCATTGATGCGCCGGTATCCGCCGTTGATGCTGTCAATCTCGTAGTTGCACGAGTCCATGACATATCCGGGTTTAATGAGCGTCGCGGCTGTGACAAGATCAAGCCCACCTGCCAACTGGTGAAACTGAACATCAACGTTCGGGATGGGAATCACACCAGCGCCCCGCCCATGCGAACCATCGGCGTATGATTGCGCACCAGCGCCGTCAGTATCCTGCGATAGTTCTGTTCGCCATCGTTGAACACTTCCCCTGCTGCTGTGAATCGGCCATACATCATCATCGCCCGATAGACAATCGCCATGTGAAACTCAGCCGGCATTTCCGGCTCGTCGGCATCGGCTGCTAGCGTTTGGGCGGATTTCCAATATTCACCTGCAACCGTATAACCTGCGGTCGGCTTCGGCCCAAGTCCGAGCGAGTTGTTTGACATGATCGTGCAGGCAATCGGCCGTTGCGCCGTCTGCGTGCCAACCCGGTAAATATAGCGCCAATCTTCGTAGGGGATGAACGGGATGGTCATTTCATCGCCAACCCCGGTTGCCGTGGTGTAGACCCGGATGTCGTCCTTGTCGAAAGCCCTAAACCGCGAAGCAATCCCTGCTTCCGTTGCGGTGTAGGTATCCTGATCGGCAGTCGTTGTGAAAGAGAATGTTCCTCGCATCCAGTTCCAGTCATTGCGCTGAAGCTGGATGTCCTGCCATGCCGAAGCCACCCAATCAACGATGCGACGGTTTTCGCCAGTCTGGCCGGTCACGGCAGACGGACCACTTCCAGACGCATCGACTTCACGCGCGAGCCGCTGGCAGAGTTCGAGGAACGTCACTGGATCAACCCTCCATCAAAACACGGGTCAGCCAGTCATAACCGCGCGGGTTGTTGTCCTCAACCACGGTGAACGGGTACTTCGAGGACGTATTGCGCAGGATTTCATTGCGCGGCTGTTCCTCTTCCGACGACCCTGTACGCGTGTCGATGGATTCCGGCTTCGACCGGGCGAGCACTTCCACGAACTTGCGCTTGAGCTTGAAGTTCTGGCCGACGGGAACCCAACAGACTTCGCCATTCACATACACATCGACCAGTTTTGGCGCGTTCTTCTCGGATGAACGTTCAAGCCGGATTGTCATCGGCTCTTCCATGAAAGCCAGCGATGCGAAGTAATCGCTATTGGCCGACCCCGGTTCAACGATGTCGATCTTCTCGCCTTCGCGGATCAACGTTTCGTTCAGCGGCGGAATGATGATGTTCGGCCGCTGCCCGACTTCCATATCTTCAGTGCTGAACTCCTTGCGCGTGCGTCCGCGCTTGATGCTGACTTCTTCGACTTGATCCATTTGCTTCTCCTGAAAAAGAAATGGGGCCATCCGCGAATGCAGACAGCCCCATCGTGTTGCTTCCTGAATTGAAAACGCTATGGCAACCCGTTCAGGCCCAGGCTTTCGGAAGCCACCCTAGCCATAGCGTTACTATTACGCCGTGATGGCGCGCTGCGGCATTACCATCAGATCAACGAATGTCTTGGTGATGCCAGTCTGCGAAGCCTGGTGGCTGCTGCCCATCGTCCAGGCCGAACCCGTCGAAATGACCTTGACGAATTCCAGACCAATCGGGCACAGCGTGTCCGGGATGGTCGGCGGGTTCGGAGCAGCCGCATACACGCCGGCGTCCGAGTAATCCACGATGCCGCCCTGAACGATTTTCAGGTTGCCCGAAGAGTCGAGGCAGATGGCGAACACGCCGGCCTTGTTCAGACCGATAGCCGTGAAGGCGGTGCCGGTCACAGCATCGGTCGTCGGGGTCGCGCCGTTGGAAGCAGCGGAAGCGGTGTAAGCCTTGCCGCCGATGCAATACAGCGAAGCGTTTGCCGTGGTGGTCGTGGTGGTCGTGCCAGCAGCAAGACCGGCCTTGGTGGTGCAGAAGTTGGAAACGAAGTTTTGAGCGGGAACCATTTGCGAATCTCCTCAGATTTTGATGGACGGGTCGAATGCGCCCATCGTATTGACATAGACGGTCGTGGCAGTATCAAGTGCAGTCGTGCCACCCGTGAAAGCCGATGCGTAGGTAATCATCAGGAAGCCGATGATCGCATTACCCTGCGGCGTTTCCGGGAACGTGACACCAGCAGCACTCGAAGCCTCGCGGCCAAACTGTACCGAAGTCGTTCCGGCGCTATCGACGTAGAACACTGCGCAGTTGTAGGCACCTGCTGAAATGTTCAGGCCGGTCAGCGCCGGCATGTCTGCGGCAGACAGGGCCACATACTTGCCATTGGCGACAGCATAGACCGTGTTCACAGTCTTTGCCAGTGCGGAGCCTCCAGCCTTGATTGCCAGGCCCCCCGTGTTGAAAATCTGACTGGACAGGCGATCAGCCACGCCGACGAGTACCGGACGAAGCGCCGACTCGACATTGAGCTGGCCGACTGCGCCAATCTGCTGAGTTACCGTGTTATTCATTTGAATCTCCCGAGAACGGGGCCGCTAGACTAGCCGGCCCCTAACGATCAGAGCGCGGATGCGCCGACGTTGGCAACCGCCAGCCAGCCGTTGTTCTCAAGGAACGCGGCCTTGTACCAGATGGTCCCGGCATAGCCGCGCTGGCCGAAGGGGTCGCTCTTCGACTTCTCGCCCGGAGGCAGATAGGTCGGCTTCAACGCATCCAGACCGCGCACGGCGACTTGCGACCAAGCATCCTTTGCGGCGACGATGATCGGATACACGTCCGGGTTCGTGCCGGTGGTCGAAGACAGGCCGACCGCCGAAGCCGTCACCGACGTTGCGGCGTCCTGATACGAAGGCAGATCAGGCGAAGTCACGAAGCGGAAACGCTCGACCTTGCCCACTTCATACGGCATCGCTTGCGACGGATATTGCGAAGCGTCGATGAAACCCGGCAGATCGCGGATGTCCGGCTCAAGGTCGGTATGGCAATAGACCACATAGCCCGGAGCAACCGAATCGCTGCCGAAGTTGTTGGAACCCTTCAGCACACTGGTCACGTTCTCGCCGTGGTTGGCTTGCAGACTCTTGACGATCTTGCGAACAAGGTTCAGCGTCAGCTTGCCATTGACGGTAGCACGGCTGGTGCCGGTGCCGCCGTAGAACTGGTTGGTCGAAGCCTTCAGCGCGCCGAAGATCAGCAGCTCATTGACGAGCGCAACACGCTCGCCAACTTGCTCCTTGATCGCGCCCGGAATGTCATCTTCGTACAGGTCATAAACCTGATCGGTGAAGGAGTACAGGCAGGCGTACTGGTTCAGCACGACCGTCTGATCCTGCGGAACAATCTGATCCGGCGTAGGGGTAACGCCTTCAGCGGTTTGCGCGGCAGCAACGATGGCAGCAGCACGATCACCGGAACCGTTGGCGATGAGGACATTGCCATTAGTCGAGGACGTGGTGCCGAACGGCAACCAGCGACGAGCAACGTAGGTGTTGCTGTTGTTCTTGGGGAACGAAACCTGGCGACCGCCACGGGCCAGAACTTCGTGCGGGACAGCGTGCTTCAGGATGCCGCCAGCGTATTTGCCAATACGCGCAGCAGTGCTCATGGTATTAACAGCCATTTTTGTTACTCCTTATGATTTACGAATTGAATGCCGCATTGAAAGCATCCAATGCGGAATCACTGGTGCCGGCATGGCCTCCAGTGCCCTTGGGCGTTACCGCCGCTGCTAAACGTTTCTGTCGGGTCTGCGCGGTTGCCTCCGCCTTGCTGCGCTCCGTCTTGAAGTTCGTCAGGGCTTCCGACGCGAAATCGGAATCCATCGACTCATTGACCTTCTGCACAAACTCAGCGGGTTGCTTTTGCACCCACTCGGAGAACTCCTTGCTTGCCGACACTTCGCGCCAGTCCTTATGCGCTTTGGTCAGCAATCGTTCTTCGATCAGCCGCTCGGCGCGCTCACTGACAAGGCGCTCGATGTCGGACTCTTGAAGCACTGCTGGATGTTGCCCAGCGGTAGGAATCCGTGACGCGAATTTCTCCAGAGATTTGCGCAGCATCGGGGCCAGTTCTGGCCACTCCTGCGCGAAGTCCTCCACAACGTCATCCGTTACCTCGATATTTCCGGCAACACCGCGTGTCTGGATTTGCTCATTCAGTTGTTGAATCTTTTGCCCGAGACTGCCGAAAGATCGGTCAATCTTCCCCTGAATCTCATCCACCTTCGCTGCCTTGGCGAGCAGTTGCTCATAGTCAGCCTTGGTAATCTGAGCGTATTCGGGTTCGGGTTCAGCTT